GATGGGGGAGGGGGAGTGGCCCCCATCACATAAATTGTGTGGTGTGCGTCTCGTTTTGTTGTGTTCCCTGTCTTGTTTTGTGGCGTGGGTCCCACTTTAAGGGATCCCTTACTGTTGTGGGGCCCCCTTTTTGTTCGCCCTGAAATGTTGCCATGGTTTTTTTGAACGCCATTGTTGTTTCACGTTTTGCATGTTTTTGCATGTTTTTGTAACATTTCTTTTGTTTTTTGCATTGTTTTGCATGTTTATGCATTGTGCGTTGTGTGTTGCCTTTGTACCATGCGTTGCACCATGCATGGTGCATGGTATTGGTATGCATGTCATGCATCACATCATCATCATGTGTTCATCATCATGTTCATCATGTTCGTCGTTGATCATCATTGATCATCATCATGTTCGTTGTTCATCGATCAATGATCAATCAATGAACAATGAATGTTGTTCATTGATCATCGTTGATCGTTGGTTGTGTGAACGTGAGTGAGTGAGAGTAGATGAGTGGATGAGTGGATGGTGTCCATCCTCCTCGGTGTGTGGAATGGCGGTGGTGTGTGCTGCTGCTGTCCTGCCCGTCGCAGCGGTGTGGGCTCGTGCCCTACTCATCCCACTGCAGTGCTGGCGAGTACTGCTGTCATGTCGTGTACTGTTCTCTGCCGGGTGTGTGGTGTGTGGGTGGTGAGTGTGTGTCTGTGCTGTTCGTGTGGTGGGGTATCCTCTGTGCGCTCCCCCCTCACGTTGGTGGTGGGTGGGGCAATCGTGAATGGCGGGGTGCTGTCGTGGATGGTGGGTGGCATGGTGAGTGAAGGGCGGCAGTGTTACTGACTCCCCCTTCTGTTGTGTGGTGGTCCCGTTGAATGGTGGGAGTGGCGTGTTGTTGTATTGTTCCCTTGTCTCGTGTTGCCCCCGTTCTCTTCACGGTGTTCTCCGCCCTCGTTCCTTTCGTCCCCCTCGTGTTGTTCTGTCCCCTTCGTGTTATCCCCGCTTCGCCTCTGTCTTGTGGTGTCATGTTTGTTGTGAGTGGGGAAGTGTGGTGGTGTGTGCAGTGTTGCTGCTGCCGTGCTGTGCTGTGTAACACTGTCGTGTGTGGTGGTGTGTGCAGTGTGCTGCTGTGGTGGTGTGTGTTGTCTCATGTGAACGGTTATATTCTTCTCTCCCTTTCCCCTTTCTTATGTTCTCTGTCACAGCATTGTTGGTTTAGGGTTGTGTCTTTGTGACAGGGTTGTGTCATTGTGGAATAGCGGTGATGGTTTGTGTGGGGCGGAAAGGCGTGTGGTGTCTACTGTCTACACATTATCGTGTTGTGGTGTGCATCTCAGAGGTGTGTGTATTGTGATGGCGTGTGTGATGACAGTGCATGTTTTGTCTTGTTGTGCTGTGTTGTGGGTTGTGGAATGGCGGTGGGTGTGTGTGGTCTTGTCGCTTGCCTTCTCTTTTCTCTCTGTCTTCTTCCTCCTCTTTGTGCTGGTGTTCGGGGTAGTGCGCGCGCAGCTTTGCGAGCACGCACGTTATCCCCGAACACCATTGTGTCTTCTCCTTGTTGTGTTCTCCTCTCTCTGCTCTCCTCTCTCTGCTCTCCGCCTTTCTTCGCCAGCCGCCTTTCCTGTTATTGTGGAATGGCGGTGGGGGATTCACCATGTGTCGGTGTGTTGTGTTGGCATGACTGCGATGGGTAGTCTGTCTCGTTCGTCTTCGTTTTTCTGGTAGTGGCGTGCTCTTCCTTTTCCTCCTCGTCCGTTGCCGCGTCTGCTGTTGCATTTGGCGCAGAGGACTCTCCCGTTGTCCGGATGGTTGGATCCGCCTAGTGATGCTGGGATTATGTGGTCGGCTTCAGCACTGTTGGGTTTGCGTTGTCCGTTGTTGTTGTATTGGAGTTTGACTCCGCATGCTGGGCAGTGTGTGATGCCTATTTGTTGTGCTCTTGCGAGTACTTGTTTTCTGAATTGTTTGTGTTCTCTGGTGCTTGTTCTGCTCACCGCTATTCTCTTCTCTTTTTGTTTGTTGTTTGTGTTAGGTGGTGGCGCGTCGCAGCGTCAGCGAGACGAGCGCCTCCACCGTCTAACACTACTCTCTTCCTCTCTTCCTCTCTTTCTCTCTTCCTTGTTTTTCTTTCTCTTTTCTTTCTTGTGAAAGGGTGTGTGTTGTGTAGTGCGCGCGCAGCTTTGCGAGCACGCACGTAACACAACACACGCCCTTTGTGTTTCTGGGTTTGTTTATTGCGTGTGCTGTGTGTTATTTCTACCACAACATGGTGGTTGTTGCCCCCACCACACACTGTTCGTTGTTAACGATCACCATGCTCATCATTGAACACTAATTACGTTATAACACGTGTTCCCTAATTAGACAGTGTCCAACACGAGTAGACAGTGTCTAATTCTAGTACTCTTTTAAGAGTATAGGTTGGGCCCAACACAGCGGCGAGCTCATCAAAAACACTCCGCGGCGCGACGCTCGCTTGCGTCGCTAGGGCTCCTCAGCGGCTGCGCCGCAGATCGTCTTCGACGATTCGTCTAGTCGAGCGTATCATATGTGGAAAACCTACAGCTAGAACACGCGCCACACAACACACACAACAGGAACCATTCGCTGCAATCACGCCAAAAACACTCCAACACAGCCACTGCTACGAGGAGGAGGGGTTTGTGTAATATACACAAACATTGTAGTAACACAAAGAGTGTTTTGTCCTAGAAAGCCAGTTGCTAGCAAACAATCCACATGCGTAGAAAGTAAATGGAGGGTTAATGGAAACTGTGAAGAGGTCAGCGCTATGGTGACCGACACCACTCACCTCCACCACTCACCGCCTTTCCGTCATCTGAGATACAAGCCATACGCACTGAGGCCCCCAGAAGCGCTTAGAACGCCTCTGGAGGCCTCAGGAGGGTAAGACGTGCGGCTCAGTCGGCCAGCTCGGCCTCGACACGGTCGATCAGCCGCCGCAGCGCGACGTCGATCCGGCTCGACGTCTCCTCACCCTCGAACTCCCTGATGTCGTTCGTGGACTCGGTGACGATGTCGCGTGTCAGCTGGAGGGCCTCCGGAACGTCTAGATCAATGGTGAAGAAGCTCACCAGCGCGTGCGCGTACTGGTAGGCGACCTCCTCGCGGTCTTCGACGTAGCGGAGCATGAGAGCCGCCTTGGTCTCGGCCTCGAGAACGGGTGAAATGCTTGGAGTGGCTGAGGTGTCCATGCCCACAGGGTGACACGGACAGGGGCGGCAGCGCAAGCCCACAGGAGCTCCCAGAGCCCACCGAGACGCGAGTCACACGCGTTGGGCGTTGACACCACACCACCGCCCTTCTACAGTAGACGCACCACCGAAGGTCGGTACGCGAAGAAAGAGAGGATAACGCAAATGGGTCACATAACACATGAGGGGATGCTCATCCGACGCATTGACCTGCATAGAGAAGCGAAGCTGTCAGACAATCGTGGCACGCGCCTCACAGTTCTGATCGAGCACATGGACGGTACGGACTACGTGTTGTACCTCGCCGACAAGGAAGAGACGCCCGCATATTTGGTGACACTGCTCGCCGCTGTCACACGTGGCGCTAACATGATGATCCGCGCCCTCGACGCTCTTCGCGCCATTGGATACGTGGACATGCGCCCCATTGCACTATCGGGCAGGCACATCATTTTTGGTCTGGATCGTATCGCGCTCGAGGTCGAAATTCTTGAGGGCAGTAACGGCGAGCTCGAGTGTAACATTAGCGTTACCGGCGAGGATCAGGAGAATGTTGAGGCGATTGAGCGCGTACTGGAGAAGAAAGGCATTGATCTCATATGAGACGGTGTGACAGGGGCTAATAGCAACATACCAACCCACCAAACTTGATGGTCTGACTGAAATGGGTCTTCGCTACCGCGTTCCACTTCCCAGGCCGCTCTATTTGGTTGGGCCGTATGGGCCCCAGGCGCTGGCTTCCTCATGGCAGTCACAATGGTTTCGTTCCGGTTCGGCGGGAGCGTGTGACTGTCGAGGGCCGCCCGTTTGGTTCGGATCGGTACGTGTGAGCTGGGGTGCCCCGCTCCTCGGACTGGCATCGCATCCTCCGTCTCATGATCGCACGGACGGAGGATGCGGCCATATGTGGCCCATCACCCGATGTTCCGTGGTGGTGGGCTGACGTGTCGGGACCCAACACACCAGATTGTGGTGGGCGTCTCACCCCGGTGGGGTGGACAGGCGAGCATCGTGGCCCTAGAGTTGAGGCCATCGGGAGCAAGACAGCAGTCCGACCAAGACCATCACAGAGAAAGAGGAGACACCATGAACATGAGGCATGCGGCACCGAGGCACACCAACGTTGCGACCCGCCGCCCTTTGAAACGGAGCAGCGAAATCATCCTCGCCGCCGTCATCTACCTGACCGCATCGTGCTTCGCTGCGATCGGGACGCTCGGTTTCGCGGCGGCTATTTGGGTCCTGTGGGGGGTGCTGGGGGTACGGTAACCCCCCCGCAATTCCGGACAGCGCAAACACTAAAGGAAAGATAGAGCACACTGTGTTTTACGACGCGCATTTCACCATCGATGTCACGAATTGGTCGCGGGGTATTTGGTTGGACGGCACAACGCAGATAATGGACGAGGAGGACATTCTTCTGTCCGACCGCCTTGTACCCGTCTATCTTCGGGATTTTCCGGACGACCGCCGTTCCGTTAACGAGGCGTTGGCTTCTATGGTGGGCGTGGCGAAGATTCATGACCGCATTCTTACCTTGGCCGATGAGCACGGTCTCCATGTTGACGGGGACGAGTTTTCGATTCTGACAGTGTCGTCCGGCGGGGCGACGATTGGCGCCATGATGGTCGCTATGGGGCGAAACGGCGCCGAGCTGGACATTGACCCGTTCCGTGGGGAGGACGTTTCGAAGCGTCCCATCTGGGATCACTTTGTGGATGACCTCACCCATGACACTGTTGTTTCGCGTTCCCGCACACCTGTTGGGGCTGCTACCCAGTGGGGGCCGACGAAGTCGCTCGCACATTCAACGCGATTCCACGTTTACACGAAGCCGATGGGTGAGATGACGTTCGTTTCCGGTGAGGTTGCGTTGACCGTGGACAATGTTGAGACTCTTAGCTGGGAGACCAATGTTGGTATGACTCGTAGTGAGAACATTGTGGGTAAGGTGCAGGAAGTGTTCGATCGTCTTGTCGTGGGGGCCTCGGTCATGGATGGTCTTACTTCGACGGCGGACGCTTGTGGTATTACTCTTGCAATGATGGGTGATTTTTTGATTGTCGCCTATTTCAATGGTGAGATTATTGGGCAGATTGCTGTGGGCGTGGGTAAGAATGGTGTCGAGCTTGCCCCCGGCTTTCTGCGTTCGCCTGACCGGTCGGACGTAGTGGAAGGGGCGTGGGGTGAGTTCTGTGCTCGAATCCGGGAGATTCCTGACAGTAGACCGTCTGACCCCGCCGCAATTCCAAGAAAAAGAGAGAAGGGAAGAGAGAAATGTTGTGGTTTGAATATGATGGCCCCAACAATGGAGGGGTGACTGACCGTGACGTTGAGATGGGGTTCATTCGGGAGAATATGCCGCCCGCTACGTCCTACTATCACGATGATGATGGTTTTACTGTCATGATCTGGGACACTAAGGCTGTTGTTATTGAAACGTACGTGTTTGATAATGGTAGGCCGACAGTGTGGTATTTCAGTGCGAAAGAGACGACAGTGGATGCTTGGTGGCGGAAAACTGTCACTGTCGGCGAGACTACTAAGGTTGGGGCCAGGTGGATTCACAAACGCGTCAAGCGTCAAGAGAGGAAAGAGGAAAGTAGTCGCTTGGTGGACGATTTCATTCTTTGCTTGGAGGAAATGCGGGACAGCGAAAAAGAGTCTCCGACATGGGAGTGTGCCTGGTCTGACGCCAGGGATAGGTTGGCTGATCTGTGTGATTTGGTGGGGGTGCCCGCGGGAGAGGTGATCGGCTCCGACATTTAAACTCCATGCCCTTACAACGGTAAATAGTAGTATCCATCACAATATTTGGGAAGAGAGAAGCATTACTATGGGTACAGTTTTCGGAACGGTTATCGCTCAGGCGGTCCGTGAGTGGAATAATGACGGGCGCCGTCACGAGTTCAACGTGCATGCGCCTGCCCGCAAGGTTTACGACGGCGGCATCATCACTATTGGCAGCACTTGCCGTATCGTGGTCGCCGGTAACACCGTGAGGGCAAGATCCATTAAGCGGAAGAGCATCGCGATTCCTCCGGAGAATGTTGGCGGGTTCGTCCGCCGCGCTTTGACTGTCGCGGCGAACCGCAGTAAGGCGGCCGGCAATGAGTGACTCTGCTGTTGATAAGGCGACGTTCGCTTTCCTTGCCAGTTGTGTCGGCGATTTTGCCCAGTGGCCTCAGTGTTCGATTACCGCTTTGCATGGCAATAATGAAGGTGGCTGTCTTTTTGGGGTCCTATTCAAGGCGACGGCCAGGAACACTGGCGATAGGACTGTCTTCAGGATTGTTGTCACGAAAGATGAGGAGTGGCGGGTTCGTGTTATTCAGCTGTCGAATCATGTCATTTTGGACGAGCGTAACGCTGACCGGGCCACCATCGTTAGTGCTGTGAATCGCTTCACGGAGTTGGTTGGCATGAGGGAGGGGCGAGAATCGTGATTGTTGACGAGTTGCGCCCTATCGTGACCGAATTCATCGTGGAGATGCTCAATGATCCGCACTGTGAGTCCATCCTGTTGGACGTTGGAGAGGGCGCCGTGGTGGACAGTGAGTCTGTTCTCTACTTGGACGTTGCCGGGAAACAATGCGGGTGTACTCTCTCTATTGTGGGTGGTGAGTGTTCGGCGAGTATTAGAGATTGTGACACGAACGAAACAATAACAACAGTAGAGAGAAGAAGAGGAGCATGGGAGCTTCAGGAGCTACTAAGCGAAATCAAGACAAAACTGTGGGAGGGCAAATGATCAAGTTGTTTGATTGGGAATTTCTGAAGCGTGTCACCGAGGTGTGCAAGAATTACGCCAGCGAGAGCGGGAATGATTCGCTCGGCCTGGAAGTAAGCGCCTGGAACAATAGTATCCATATTGTTGTCGCATCGTCGGGGCACCGGTTTGTTTTCGAGGCGGATACTGTTCGCGGCTATAAGGCAACAGTTTTCGAGCATTTGAATAACTATTGGGGCCCTATGTTCGACATCGGCTACACTTTCGACGGCGACGAGATTCTTGAAGCTTTCAATAGTTTTCTTGCTGACGTGGGGGCGGAAAACGAATGAGTGTCCAAAAGGTTGCGGATTATGGGTTTGCGCCGCCGTCGGGGGGTGTGCGTAACGATTGGTTCGCGGATAGGGTTATTGATTATTTGCAGTCTAAGTCGCCTGAGACGCCCCCTCGTTTTTTGTGGACGACTTTCCTGACGATGGTGTCTGCGCCTTTGTCTGCGAGAACGCATTTGTCTGCGAACGCGCAGGGGATGGTGCCGTTGACTTTGTATTCGCACTGTCTTGGGGCGTCCACCTTGTCGAGGAAGACGACGGCGCAGTCTTTGGTTCGCGGTTTTTTCGATGACTGTGTGGGCGCGTTTCATTGGGATTCGTCTCAATTGTTGGCGTCCGTGCAGGAGATTGATGTTGCGCTTCGCGCCTCCTATCGTCGCCTGGAGTCTTTGGATAGGAAGAGCGGGCGCGTCGACATTGATGAGTATCGTGTTGAGCGGGGGCAGATCGATGATGTTATTGCCGGGCTTGAGGCTGATCGTAAAGATTTGTTGAACAGTATCGGCAATAGCCCGTGTGAGCGTTCTTTGATGGCGAATGTTTTGTTCGGGTCGAATGTGACGGCTGAAGGTTTGAATCTTCGGATGGCACAGCGGCCTGGCGGGGCGTCTATCATGTTCGTAGACGAACTACAGAACATGTACTCCGCGTCACAGGGTGAGGGTTATCGTAGTGGGCTCATCGGTTTCCTGACCGACGTGTATTCGGGTAGGACTGTCGAGTCTGTGCGTGTCGGCGACGACGGTGTCAGGCGTGCGGATAGTGAGAGAGTTCCTCATTCTCTTGCTTTCTGCGGCACCGGGATCCTCGGCGACGTAGTCGACAATATGTCACAGTCTTTGTTTGAGACTGGGTGGGGCCCGCGTATTCTTTTCGCCTTGGACGAGGAGGACCGCCAGTCTGATCCTTCGTCTTTCGGATGGGTCACCGACAATGATCGGAACATTCATGGTGGTGATGGTTTTGTTGAGTACGCTTCCGAGCGTATTTCAGTAATCCTGGGTATGATGCAGCACGAATTCCGTGGTACTGTCACTTGTGCCACCGAATTTTGGCCCGTCAACACGCCGGCAACCATGACTGTGACTGAGGCTGCTCGGAATGTTTGGGTGGAAACGATGCGAGCCTGGGCCAAGGAGGCGGCCCGCGAGTCGCCTTTCCAGCGAGCAGTGCAGGCGGTCATTGACCGTATGGGGAACCATATTATGCGTGTGGCCGCTATTCTGTCTCTTTTTGAGCAGCAGATGAGCGTGTCGTCGTCCGCGGTTCGGAAAGCTTTTAGTCTGGCGGCCGATTTTTGGTTGCCTGATGCGTTGAAAATGATTGACTACGTTTTTGTTCCGGATTTGACGCGTATGGTGGATGATTTCAGTAGTAATCCGCCGACTGAGACGCGCTTGTATCAGGTTTTGGAGGCGAAGAATTTATCCCCGCGGAGCGTTGAGGAGTATAGGCAATATATTCTTCGCCGGGGCGTGAAATTCCGGACGGAAGGTGCGATTGTGGATAATGATCTCGTGGAGGCGATTTTGCGGGATCAGATAGCGGAACCGTCGTGCAGTGAGTGATGTTTTCGGGGTGCGTTTCCCTGTGATGGTAGCGGGCAATGTTCGCTCCATCACAGGGTGGCGTGCCACTAACGTAAACCTTAATGATTTCGCTACTCTTTGTGAAGAGCCCTCGAAATGTGAGAAGAATAACGCCCCCGCTTTCTTCGCCGGTATTCTTTCAGGGGGCAGACGGCAGAAGAGAAATTTCGTGTTCCGGTCCGCTATCGTTTTGGACGCGGATCACGGGTCGCGGAAAGATTTTGTCGGCGACCGTATGCGTACGGCGAATCTCGCCGGTATTGTGTGGGAGACGGCGTCGTCGTCTTTCCCGTCCCCGCGTTTCCGCGTTGTCCTGCCGTGCACTCGCAGCATGACCGTGGGAGAGTGCGAGGCGATCGGCCGGACGTGTTTCAGCGTGCTGGGGCCCGTGTCTCAGTGGGATGGGTCGTGTGCTGAGGCATCTCGGGCTTTTTTCCTGCCGTCGCATCGTCTTGGGTTGAGGGTGCGTAATTGGCTCATTGACGGCGCCCGTTTGAATGTTGATAAATGGCTGGAGAATATCGGGTACGAGGAGAAAGATGATGGTGATGTTTCTTTGTCTTCTGTGCCCGATGGCGGTTATGGTGGTGTGATCGGGGAATTCAATTCAAAGTATGGGTTTAATGATCTCATTGGTCTGTTTGGTTGGCCTTACGAGTCGGTGGGGCGACGATGGCGGTATACGCGTGGTGGTGACACGGCCCCGGGTGTGACGCTGTTGGACAGCGGTCTGGTCTTCTCGCATCATGCGGATGATCCGCTCGCGGACGGGCGTGCGCACACGGTGTTCGATTGTATGAGGGTGCTGGAGTGTGGCGGTGACGTGGGTGCGGCCGTGGGTGAGGCGCTGTCTCTCCTCCAACTGGAGATGTGAGCAGCCTCACGCTTCAGTGGGTTGACTACGGAGTGTACGGTCTGCCTATACTCGGGTCGTCACCGAGGAACGGTGGCACTGACATAGAGAGAAGAGGAAATCATGGACATCATCGCTCGTCGCAGCACCCGGAACGACGTCATCATGTTCGACATCATTCCCACGCTCGACCAGATGGACGACTATGACGTTGCTGCCATCGCCGATGATGTGATCGGACAGTACTTCTCCGCCACGGGAACCCCCTACTATGTGGTGGACGTTGACGAGGACGCCTACTGGGCGGCCGTGGAGCGCCACGCCATCGCCCACTGACCCGACAGAACGAACCCCGTCCCATCGCTCGGTGGGGCGGGGTTCGTTGCACAGAAAAGAGGAAAAACAAGTGACATTGCTAGTGTTCATGCTCACAATTTGTCTGCTAGTGATTGTTTGGACGAACTTCAATGATTAACATTCGGCCCACTGGGGCGCAGGAAAGAGAAATCAACCGCATCACCGTCGCGATTCGAGACGGCGGTGGTGCTTTGCTCGCGTGGGAACCCGGCTGTGGAAAAACATACGGCGCAATCTGGGTCGCACAGAAACTCGACGCCGCCAGGCGAGTCATCATTGTGTGCCCGAAGCGCGTAATCCCGTCATGGCAGGCCAGTATCAAGACCATCACCGGTCGGGAAGCGAGAGTGCTGTCACGCTCCACTAAGTCTGGGCGCACCAACATTGAGGACATGTTGAACGGCGAGGATGGTTGGTGGGTTATTAATTTCGAGCTATTGGTTTCTCTGGGGAAGGCGGCAGAGGCGGGGAAGTGGCCGAATGTTCCTTTCTCGAAGAAATCGTTCGATATGGTGGTCGTGGACGAGGTTCATCGTATCGCGAATCATCGCACCCAGTCTTTCCGGGCCGTGAAAGCTTTGAAGTCAATGTATCGTCTTGGCCTGTCGGGCACGCCGGCAGGAAATAAGCCCGTCAATATTTACGGGGTGCTCAAATTCCTGAACCCGGATAGCGTCGACCGTAGTTTCTACCGGTTTGCGGATGAGTTTTTTGTTTCTCAGTTGAATCCTTTTGCGGCGTCCCCGTATGCCAGGATTTATGGTGGCGAGAGGAATCCTGGCGTCCTACGCGATTCTATGGGTGATAATTGGTCTGCGATGCGAGGGAGTGAAGTTTTCGGTGATCTACCCCCCGTAAATGTTCAACGCGTCGTCTGCGGGATGAAACGCGAACAGAAGAGAATGTATCGGGAGTTTGTGGATCATCGTTTGGCGCTTATGGATGGTGGGGCTAGCGTGGCCTCGTCCGCCGCTGTTCTAGACGGGCGCCTCAGGCAGATCACTCTCGGACCGCTGAAAATCGTGGACGATGGTGTCGAGTTCGAGGGGCGAGGGTCGTCGAAGATTGACGCCACTCTCGATATTCTGTCTGATCTGCCGTCGGATGAGAGGGTTATTCTGTGGTGTCATTCACGTAAATTTATGACACCTCTGAGGAAACGGCTTGCCGATTTCGGTTATCAGAGCGTTGAGTTGTCTAGTGATTATCGTGATGAGTGGCGACAGTTTTTGAAGCCCGATGGGCCAAGGGTCCTCTGTGCTGTTATTGCGGCCGCTGCCGAAGGGATTGACGGCTTGCAGAATGTTTGCCACACTGAGATTTGGTTGAGTGAGGATAATAGTGTGATTTTGAATTTGCAGGCGTCTGCTCGTTTGAATCGTAAGGGGCAAACAAGAAGGGTGAATCGTTTTCTTTTGCAGTGTGAGAATACTGTCGACGTGACGGCTGTGGAGCCCAGGCTGGCGGCGGGGTATGAGCGTCTGCGTGAGAGTGGACTCATATGAAATGTGATGGACGCCACGCTTGTGTGGGTTGCGTGCACCATCACCACGCGCTTACAGTAGATGCCATGAGGACAGAAATACAACGCGGTTCGAACATTCACTTAGTGCGACGCCGCATGACAGGCACTATCAGAAACATTCTCGTATCCGACGACAGTGAACTGGTCGGCAGGAATTTCCTGATCGTCGCCCCAGTGAACGATGGGCACTCAGACGTCAGTGTCATCCATGTCACGGCGGACAACATTAACATCGTGCGCGGCATGGCCACCAATAACGGTCTCGACATTTATGAGCTCATTGCGACGGAGGGGTGAAAAACATTATGCGCATCACACAAGGGACCACGATTGACGAAATCGCCGGCCGCACCATCATCCTGAAATGGCCCACGAAATTCGGCGTCAAGACAATGCGGCTGCACGTGCCCAACATTCAATCAGAGAACATTTGGCGGATCCAATGCTACGCGGCTGTCATTTCCACAGCAATCGAGGAGCGGGCCGGCCTTACAGCAACCATCGTCGAATAACACATCATTAACATTCTGAGGAAGAGAGAGCAAAAACACTAATGGGCGTCTATCTAGTATGGGAATCGTCGCAGAAGGGCGACTACCAGGTCTACTCAAATCTCGAACAAGCCGCCATGCGAGCAGAAGAGCTCAATGGCACAGTCTACGAAATCATGCCCGCCGGTGACGCAAGACTATTCTTCATTGAAGATATTGCGAGTGGAGACATTGAGGTTCACCGCGACGTCAGGCTCGCCGCTATCGCCGCAATTCAGGAAGGAGAGAAATTTGAATTTGAGCCCGGCCGCCATGCTCGCGGTCAGTAATGTCTTCGCGCCAACCGAGCGTGACAAACAAACGCGCATCGGCGTAAGTGAAATCGGGGACGATTGTGAACGGTGCATCGCAGACAAACTCCTCGGAATCCCGCACAATATGGAGAATATGGGCGCGCCGCTGGCGCCTTTCCTTGGCACCGCGTTTCATGCTTACGCAGAATCGCGCACAAAGAATGAACCGAATGTTCTAGTAGAGCAGAAAGTAGAGGTATGTGATCTTGAAGACTATGGGCGTATTTCTGGGAGTGTGGATCGCTTCGATATTGCGGCGGCGGCGGTCCTAGACTGGAAACTACTCTCACGGAAAAAGATTTCCGCATTCAGAAAGAGTATCAAATGGGACAGTGATCTGCCACGATTCGCCGACACGGCGGCAGGAAGCCAATTTCGTAAATACTACATTCAAATCATGCTCTACGGGTACGGCCTCTCAAGGATCGGACACGAGGTAGCCCACTGTTCCATTGTTGCCCTCCCAAGAGACTGCAGTGTAGAAATTGTACCTGACAGTATTTGTGAGTTCTCTTTCCCGTGGCGACAAGATGTTGCGCTCGCGGCCATAGAGAGACTCCAGAACATTTGGGAGAGAGCGAGATCACACGGCGACAGGGTTGACAGTCTCCAATCGTCTCCTCTATGTTGGTACTGCTCGCATGAGCGTCACACAGAAGCATTCAAAAACTACAGCATTAACGGTTAGGGGGTGAAACGTAGTATGACTTTTGAGGACACTCTTGCCCGTCTGGGAATGACGGTAGTGAACCCGGAGCAGAATAATCATTTCAACATGCTCATTCATGGTGTGAGCGGCGTCGGCAAAACGTCGCTCGCAGCCACAGCATCACAGGTAGACGACATGTCGCCCGTCCTGTACGTTGATTTCGAATCCGGCACACTCCCAGTACGGGATTGGGGAAACTTGCAAAACATTACCGTTGTCCATTGTGACAAATGGCTTGATTGCGCCAATCTTTGCGACAATATCGCACGCAATCTTGCGGAATTCCCCTACAGGACAGTGGTGTTCGACACGCTGGACAAGTGCCAGGAACTTATCCTGTCCCACTATGAGACTGTGTCGAATGATACGTGGACTAAATGGCGGGCGGTGTACGATTCGCTGTTGAAGGCGATCAGCGTATTCTTGGACGCCACTGACATTTCATTCATTGCTATCACGCATTCCGCACGCGAGAACAATGAGGTCACCGGGGAAACGTTCATCGCCCCGTCCTTTGAGGGACAAAAGTCCGGGCAGCGCATCCCCGCCCTGTTTAATTTCGTCGGCTACATGGAATGGGCGAACGTGGACAATGGGGACGGGGAAGAAATTACCGTTCCGGTACTGTACACTCGCAAACCGAATGTTGTGACAAAGCAACAATCGCGCGGGTTCCCGCCGGCAATGGGGAATCCGAGCATGACCAAGATTCACAATTACATCACTAGCCACTAACCAAAACACATAGGAAGAGAGAAAATTATTATGGCTAAGATCACTGTTACCGCTGACCGTGGTGTCTCCGCCGAGACTCTCGCTATCGCCGCCGACGCGATTCGGGTCGCACTCCGCAGCAAGCCCGCCAGCGACGAGAACTGACCCCCCGCAATTCATAAACCCATCCGCGTAAAAGTTTAGGAATTAATATTATGGCAACTGGCTTCAATTTCGGAACCGACCTCTCATCGCTGGAAGTCGCTACCGGCGGAGGTAACTTTGAGCCGCCCAAGCCCGGAAAGCACTCGGCATTCATCACCAAGGCGGAAATGACCACGTCCAAGAGCGGGCGACCCATGCTTGTCACCGATTGGATGATTGACGGCGACGACGAGGACGCCGGAAAGGCACTCACCGACCGCACTGTTTTCACTATCAACAAGAATGGGAAGACTTTCATCCATTTCAATATTCCGAAGTACTTCAGCGCCGCTGGTCTCTGGCCGGCCGACGCAAGGGAGAGGGCCGATCTTCTCTCACCGCAGAAGATTGATACGACCGTGAAGCAAGTGTGCGAGAATCTGGAAGGCGCTCACGCAACATTGGTGACCCGAATGGGCAAGCCCAGGCCTCGTCTCGACGATTACGGTCGCCCCGCATATGAGCGGGACGAGAACGGTGTCACGATTCTTGGTGAGGATGGTGCCCCGAAGCCCGCTTTCTGGCCTCCGAGAGCAGAGATTTCTTCCATTGATTTCGAGGCCAAGAAGAATACTGAGACCTCATGGTCGGTAGTTTTCTGACACACACGATCGCATGATTGAATAGCGGGGGCAACAATCGCGTTGCCCCCGCTATTCAAGCAATCTGGAGAAGAGAGAAACACGCAAATGACGCAACCATCATACGGGCAGTACAGGGTGGTCGCCAACAGACTCACCCAACTCAACTATCGCACTAGTAGTGAGAACTTTCAATTCCCCTCGATTGACGCCGCTATCGAATGGTGTTTCACGTATTTGGAAATTCCTGAGGACAACAGGTGGCGATTCACACGCCCTGACATTACTAAACCAATCGCCCCCTGCAATCTCGACATAGTGCTAAATCGTCCCCCAGACGCGCCATACTCACACCAGTACTGCAAGGTGAATGGCACGCTTATGCCGTATCGCTCCTACAACGATATTCGTCTTAATATTTGGAAATGGCGGGGGCGGAACGGTGTAGATAATTTCGAGTTCGACGGCATGACGTCGGCTATCGAATGGTGCTACAACGAATTCAATCCATCGGTTGTGTTCGATTGGGAATTCGTCGCTGAGAACGGCGTGTTTCGCCCTGGCGAGATTTCAATAGTGCGCGGCGAGATCAGGGAGGAAGCTCGCGATCGTCTTATTCTTCACCCCGGCAAGAAAACCTATAAGACGATGACTGGCGTGCAGCAGGAAATGGTGGGGCGACGCTTCCAGCAATGGGAAGTAGTATCCCCCGAATGGAAGATCATGAGAGATGGTCATAAGCACTACCACATGCGTTGCGTGAATTGCGGGGAAGACAAATGGCTCCGCGTTTCGCACTTCAGCGGCGGCAGGACCGTGGTCTGCCCGTGCACCAGCCCGTCAATCCGCATGTACAGAGAAGTACCGGAATGGCTTATCCCGAAACTCATGCGACGCATTTACGACATGAAAAGGTATGTGCCGAAAGAGGACTTTCGTTTTGATTCTACGCAGGATTGCGCAATATGGTGCTACAAGCATTTGCCGTTCCCGAGCGACCCTAGCACGCCGTGGGCTCTGAAGAAAGGTCGCGGGGCGCCGGTGATGTCAGGCGAATTGTGGCTTGAAGTAGACGGCGTGCGTACGGATACTACGAAAAGTATCGCTAACGTAAACAAGTCGCGGCGGAACTTGCGGAAATAGAAGAGAGGAGAATGGAATGGCGGAGCGCGTGATGGCCGTTGATCCCGGCAAATCAACAGGAATCGTCCTCGGAGAATTCTACGACGACCGCAAATTCTCAATCATTCATGTTCAGCAGCTCAAGCACGAGCATTGGATGAGCAACGTCTACGACATTCTTGCCACATACAACGAGTATTACCCCGATGTTATCGTGTGCGAACAGTTCGATCTCAGGCCGGGCAACAATTTTCTTGCAGATCTCACCCCGGTAAAAATCAATTCCGTGCTGGAATGGGAGATCGGGGACATCGTATGGCAGACTCCCGCAATGGCAAAAACAACCATGCCCGACCATGTTTTGAAGTCTCTCGATTTTTGGCCTACAGGAGCCAGTGTGGGTCAGCCGGATGCGGACGACGCACGTGATGCGGGGCGTCATCTTTTCCTGTGGGCAGTCACCAAACGCCACGATGAGGACGTGATCGCCCGCATCATTGGAAGCGACACGGAACGGAGATGAATGTTTCACGTGAAACACGCGTCATGTTTCACGTGAAACGTTACTGCCCCCCACCGACTATCCGGTGGGGGGCAGTAACGTTCTATGAAAGGCGGAGGTCAGGCAACCTTGTCCTCGGTGGCCTCACCCTCACTGGCGGCGTGACGGCCAGCGGCCACGCCAGGGCGAGTGTGATACGTAGCCAGCGCCAGAGTCAGAGCACCGACAATCTGGGTAGCAGCGTCAGCATACTGAGACGCCTGGTCCGCAGAAATAACATTGAACGCGGCAAAAACACCGAGAACGGCGGTGAGCAGAGCATAAAGGGCCTTGCGGACCTCAGGAGTAAACATATTTATGAATCACCTCATAGATTCCGGAATTTGAGGCTCAGTAGGGATTGAGTCCTCTTTATCAGATGGTATCAGAATTTTCAGAGACCTACCCCAATCGATAACAGTATGTGCGAAAGAGACAGCTTCCCACCATTTCACTTCAGCCCGTCGGCGACCGTCTTCCGCTAGGTCCGCCGCCCTTTCGGCGGCCGCAAGACTGGCCTCCAGGGCGCTTACCCGGTCGGAAAGAGACCGGACAGTAATGTCCAGGATTGAGATTTGTTCCTGGTCGCGCGCGTTTTTGCGTTGTGTGATGTTGGAGAATATTGTGCCTGTGAGTGCAGCCAGGGCGACCAGGGTGGCGTCAGAGAGGACATCATGCATGAAGGGAACCATTGTCTATCTAATGTCCTCTTTATTGTGATTGTTTTGACAGAGCTGCAACAGTTATTATATAACATTACCGCCTAGCAATCATCGTTGCTAGGCGGTAATGTTACTGTTCGATCACTTCCTATGGAAGCCGGGATGGTAGCCGACAGTCCGCATGAACCGTACGGTGCGCACACTGGCCCAAAGAATAATCGCGCCAATACACCATAGAGAATCGCGAGTCACATTCATAGTGCTGTTGGTGAAATCATCGTATACCATGAAGGCTGTGTTTGCCGTCACCATGACGGCCGCAAAAATAGTAGCAACATAAAGCGACTTAGTCACCCTAATTTTCACTTTCATTAGATGGATTGTATACCATCGCCCCCACGTTGACTCCTAGGGCACGCGGAGGTAAACGTGTAGGAAACGTGAGGGCGATAGTATTCTCTTATTGCACCGTCGGAACGCGTAGGAAAATATTTGTGTATTAACCAATAAGCGGTACGAAAGAAAGTATAGCACACAACAAAAGCAAGTCTCCGGACGATCTTTCATTGACCGTCCGGAGACTTGCTCTACCACTGTCACAGGAGATCACGGAGAGGGAAGAGAGCGAAGCTCTCCGTATGACATATCCATCATGACGTAGCGCCCAATATAATAGCGGCCAAGCAAGTCACGATAAATACCAATATGCTGTGTCAGGAATTCTGCTCCGGAGCCGGAGCCGGAGCCGGAGCCGGAGCCGGAGCCGGAGACTCTGCGACACCATCATGCGCCTGCAAAGACGACGGCGTAGACACGGCCTTACGAATCTCGTTCACAGCACCATAAATCGCGCCCGCCTCACGCACGTTCTCCTGCCCAGGAGTCACAGAATGCAGAATCTGATCCACGGACGCATGAATAGACTTAACCTCCTCGTAGGTGGCCTTGGCGTACCAATTCATGTCGCCCGCGAAATGATCCCCCGCCTTTCCACTACGGAAAAGGTCACGAATCTCCCTGAGCAGATCAACGCCCTCACTCATATCCCAAAAATCCTCTCCGGCGCCCCCAGACGGACGACCATAATCATACCAAGACTTGCAACGATTACTGAAAAGAATCCCATAAGACTCATACGCGTCATACGGATTCCCTGAATTATAACGCGACCCAACACGCTTCAAGGCCTCATAAGAATCACCCTCCGCGTTAATAAGATCACGAAGAATACGGCAGCCGACCTCAGCCGACCTCTCCGGCATCCACCATTCACGATCCGGGTCCTCCAGGAAATAACCCGGATACGTAATCTGCAACGGACCAACGCCATTCGAGGTTTCGCCGTTTCGAAGCGCCGCCAAGAATTCACGGAAATTCTCCTCGGTCACTTCCTCCCCGTGAGGGCCAGCGCCCCCGGCGTCGTGCCCGTAAATGTTCGCACCGCGCTCGCCGGTTTCCATCCACAGGCATGCCAGGGCAGCCCACCACGGGCAATTCTCCGCATCGGCGGCCCTGAGAACGGCCTCTTGAATGGAAGAAAGGCGGTATGAGCCGGTAGACTCGTGCCCGTTATCGGAATCGGCCCGCTTTCCGAAACGGATGCACGTGGACCACGAGGCCGCGACAGTCATCGGGTGACTACTGTACCGGACTACGTGAGTCTCATAGCCGGTCTGATCCCCCATCTGCCCTTCCGCGATTTCACCATTCTCGTTAATCCACGCCTCAGCGAGGAGTGGGTCACCCGCGTTAAATGAGCCGTCATTTTCGCGCACGCACATTGCGACATGTCCGCCATCTCCGGTAGTTTTCAGGACCATGTCGCCGACATGGAATCCTCCCGACGGCGTAGACCCGTACCACGTGTCCCCAATATCCATGAAACCGCGATTCGCGGCCAGGGAATTCAGGGTTTCGGTCCATGTTTCGCCGGTCCGCGGGAACATGATCGGGTCGTCCCAGCCGGTTCCCCAGACATTGTGAAATGCAATATTGTAGGCGCCCGCTACTCCGCTACTGCAATCCATGTCGCCGGGACCCGTTTTCCAGCCGGCGTCATTGCTGTTCCAGTAGCAGGTCCAGCGGTTATCCTGGGCATATCCGGTGCCCCCGTAGTCGCCTGTGGTGCACCAATATTTCATTTCCGACGCAGCATATTCTGTGACGGAATCTGCCAATTTTGCACCGCCTTTCGTAAAGGTTTTCGGTGGTCATAATTTTATCATGAGCGCCTGAGCGCATTCTCGGTATATATGGGTACGTGCACGCGCGTATACCACACACGCCCAGTGTCTGTCAATACTCCGCACAACATTGGTTTTGTGGGGTAGGCCACCACCCACATGGGTTGACCCACGGGCACACGAAGAGCACGATTAAGACATCGGCAGGGAGGGCAAGCCTCCAGCCAAGGATAGAGAGGACAAGACAATGACCACCACCGTTGAGAACATCACCACCGACACCGACATCGCCTACGCCGTCGGCACCGCCGCCAACGCTTGGGGCGACACGGACTACTGGGTAGACGAGACCGGCGAGACCATCGGCCTCAAGCGAAGCACCACCGACGGCGGACGGGCGCTCGGACTCCACGTGTGCGACGACGTCGTCTCCTGGGGACTCTGGCAGTACGATGCCGACGGATTCACTATCGTCCACGACGGACTCTCCGCTCTGACCGATGAGACCATCGCCTACCTGGCCGAGTGGTGGCTGGACAACTGACACACACACGTAACGGTGGTGGCCCGTCTCCCACGACAGGCCACCACCGCCCACCACCATCACACACACATATTTTGAGAAGAGGATTACTATGGCACACCGTCGCACCGGATACGGATCATGCAAAACCACCGGGGGAGCAGTATTTACTAACCTGAAGGGCACCAAGATTCACTTCCCCGCAAAAGGATACGAGAAAGGCGAGAACGAATTCCGGGGCATTCCCGTTGAGAGAGTGACCGCTGTCGCAATTCTCACGGGCGCCGACCTCGTACAGGCCATTCCCGTTCAGCAGCCCGCCCTTATCGGAAACGTCCGCAACATTTTCATCCCCGAACACGCCCACGATTCCTTCCTAGTCGTCTGCACTGAAGGAAACGTTTACAGAATTTTCGATATCAGCGAGGAGGAATTCGGGAATGCTCGTAACCTGATCAATGATCTGCGCGGGCTTCTCGGTGACGAGATCGAGTGGGTCAAATCATGAAATACCCGGCAATCCGCCGTATGGACGGGCGCGAGGATGAGGTTCGTCGCAAGACGATCGAGTTTCAGGAGCACAAGAGGAATCGAGCGAAGAGAATCAAGAGCACACGCCACACTAAGCACACGAATTTCAATTACAGTGACGGTTGGACTAACCGTCTCATGGCAGAACTGAACGGAAAGTGAGGAAACTATTATGTCTACTTTTTCGAGTGCCCCGTCGGCGCCGACCCCCGCGCCGCCTCCGCCCGCGGCTAGCGCACCTACCTCTGCACCGCCTCCGCCGCCTCGGCCTGCCCCGGCACCGCCCGCATTGCCCATGCCGCTCAGTGTGATGGCGCCCCCGCGCCCCACGAATCGTTTCGTGGCATGGCTTCGTAAGCCGCGGTCCACGGGTGAGGGCATGGCCATGGGGGCAGTCGCCCTCATTGTTGGTGTTATCGGACTGTCTCTGGCGTGGCGTGCTTTTTGGTGGCTTCAAGTGTTTTTCGCATATTTCGCCACGGTTGGCACTCTCGGCAACTGAGATAGTGTGAACAGCTGTGGACGTGGTACTTTTGAAGCCGGTTTGGCTGTACTTGCCGGACGGTAGTAAAGAGAGAATCATAGCGCAAACCGGCGACGACAAGGGGATTAGTTTCGATTCTGTTCATGCCAGTGTAGAGCGGAGACACTATTTCAGGTACAACGATTATTCGATTACCCATACAGAGAAAGGAGATTATGTTGTGTCACCTGTAGATGATGGGTGTGAGAAAATTTACTACCCGAATGGCGTGTATGAGTATGTTTCGAAGGTAGTGTCGCATGATGGGTTCTGGGAGGTGCACGTCCGCCGCTACCTTAGTGGTGAATGGCGGGTAGAATGTTGGAGCCGTCATCGCGTCTCTTTGGAGCACAAACACGATGGCTGGCACTGGCGGCGAGTCGGCGGCTATCAGACCGATCTCGACTATGAGCTGAAATTCACGAACGGCCCGACTCGTCTCCATGTCTCCGACGATTATGATGCGCTGGTCAGGAGGGTGTGTAGGTATTTCACTGGCGAATGGTGTATTTGGTATAAGGGTGAGAATGGCGGGGAAGCGTTTCTTTCGTTCGACGAGCGGCGCTATGAGTTGACCTTGTGTGATGGCACTCTCTATGTCACAGAGAAGTGCGATGACATTTTCGATATCACAGAGAAGAATGGCGGC